CTCCAACAAATATACAAGCAGGAACAAGTGCAACATTAGTAATTACTACTTTATCAGGCTCGTTGGTAACATTTGATAGTTCAGTTAAACAACCATCGGGTTCGGCCTATGTTCCGACATCTGGTAGTATTGATATATTATCTTTTGTTTCAGTTAACTCTAGTAGTTTGTTTGTAGTATCAACATTAAACATGATATAAATGATATTTCAAAACTTTGGATTTAATAGAAAGAAAGTAAGTGCAGCAGCAGGGCCTCCGGCACCAAACTATGTTGCAGGTGCATCTTTAATATATGATTTTGGTTATGCAGCTTCTTATCCAGGTAGTGGAACATCGGTGTATGATGTAAGTGGAAATAGTGGCCCGACTGCAACATTTGTAGGTTCACCTACATATAGTTCTGCAACAAAGGGTGGTATTTTAACTACTAATTCATCTAATTATATTGAATATAGTGGAAGCTTCCCTGCAGCATATACTGTTCAAGCATATTATAAAATAACATCAGGTACATCTCCTGCTTATCCTGCAATTGGCGGACAAGCAAATAATAATGGTATGATATTAGCAATTGATACTGGATGGCCTGATAATAGTGGTGTATATCAACAATATTGGGGTGGTGCAGCTGGTACTACTGGTGGTGGTGCATATAATGACCAAGGTGCAGGGACTAATATTCAAAATATATTTACATTCTTTTCAGGAACTAATGATAGTACAAATACCTCTGAATATTATGTAAATACGACAAATGTTAATACCCAAAATAATGGAATAGATAGAACTTTATTTACTCCAACAAATCAAACTGTAAAGATTGGATATGAAGGTAGTGGTGAATTAGTAGCATGGTTGGTATATCCATCTGTATTGAGTGGTGCTGACATTACTCAAAACTATAATATATTTAATGCAAGATAATGAATAACTATAAACTAACAGCAAACGGAATAGAGATGATAATCTCACAAGAATATTTACAACATATCCAAAATAGAAATTGGACATATGTAGAAGTAGATGAAGCAACAACACATACAATTGAAGAATTTATGGGTGCATCTTTAAATCAAATAATTAACAATCAATAAAAATAACGATTTTTTAAACATAAGGTGTTTTTACCTTACAAACAATTATAATATGAACTCAAAAACAGTATTAAATAAGATAATGTCACTTTTATCAAAAACAGAAGTTGAATTAACTTATGCAAAATTAGCAGATGGAACAATTGTAGAATCTGCAACATTCGATGTAGGTGAAGATTTATTCGTAGTTTCAGAAGATGGAACTAAGTCACCAGCTCCAAACGGATTTCACGATTTAATGTTGAAAGACGAAGAAGGTAACGAAACTCTTTTAAAGGTAAAATCAGAAGATGGTAAAATCGTTGAGAGAGAGAATGTAGAAATGTCTGACGAAAAAGTTAAAGACATTCCACAGGCAGGCACTTACACAGAAGATGACAAGATGCCAGAAGTACCAGGTCAAATCGAAAAAGGAACTTTAAAAGCAGCAGAAGAAACTGATGAAACAGAAATGTTACCAGAAGATGCTGATGCAGAATTAAAGCCTGAAGATGAGAAGCCTGAAATCGAAATCGAATTAGGTAAGAAGTTAGAAGAAATGGCTTACAGAATCGAAGAGATGGAAAAGAAGATGATGAAAATGGAAGAAGCTATGATGCCTCCAGTTGACGAAGAAGTTGACGAAGAAGTTGCAATGGCTGCTGAAGATGAAGAAGAGTTACCTAAATTAGATGGTGCTCCAACAGAAGAAGCTACAAAATTCTCATCTGAAACAAATAGAAAAAATTATGGTAAGAAATCAAAAGACGCACAATCTTCTTTCTTATCTAAACTTTATAAATAAATTATTAAAATCATTAAATTAAAAAAATGAAAGCAAGACAAAATTTCGCACTTCCTAGCATTACGACTACCTACGCAGGTGAGGCAGCAGCAGGATACATCGCAGCAGCGTTGTTAAGTGCAAACACTTTGGATAAGAAACTTGTAACTATCATGCCAAACGTGAAGTTCAAATCTGTAATCCAAAAATTAGACGTGAGCGGTATCGTACAAGATGCTTCTTGTGATTTCACAACTTCAGGTAGCGTTGCTATTACTGAACAAGTATTGACTCCAAAAGAGTTACAAGTTAACTTACTATTATGTAAGCAAGAATTCGTAGATAGCTGGGAAGCTTTACAATTAGGTTTCTCTGCATTCGATGAAATTCCAAAGAACTTCAACGATTTCTTAATCTCTTATGTAGGTGGTAAAGTAGCAGAAGCAACTGAAGAGTCTATCTGGGAAGGTGTTAACACAACTAACGGACAATTCGGTGGTTTCCAAACAGCATTCTCTGCTTCAATCGCAGCAGGTGGTTCAACAGCAGTATTAGCAGCTAAGAGTGGTTCAATCGTAATTTCTGGAAGTGTAACTTCTGCAAATGTATTAGACAAATTAAATTCAGTTGTAAACACTATCCCTGATACTGTTTATGGTAAGCCTGATGTATTGTTGTATGTATCTACTGATGTAGCTAAAGCATACCAACAAGCTTTAGCAGGTGGTGCTATCGGTGCAAACGGATGGAACAACCAAATGAACGTGGGTGAAAAACCTTTCAACTTCAATGGTATTGAGATTGTATGGTGTCCAGGTATGAGTTCTTCTAAGATTGTTGCAGCTCAAAAATCAAACTTATTCTTCGGAACAGGTTTACTTTCTGACTACAATGAAGTAAAAGTATTGGATATGGCTAACATCGATGGTTCTCAAAATTACAGAATTGTAATGAGATACACAGGTGGTACTCAATTCGGTATTGGTCAAGACATCGTATACTACGGAGCTTACTAAAAAAAATAATTAAAGGGTGGGTCTCAACACCCACCTTTTTTAATAACAAAACTAAAAAATTAATATATGCCTTGTTCATTAACTCTAGGAAGAAACGAAGTATGTAAAGAAAGCATCGGTGGTTTACAGGGTGTTTACTTTATCAATTATACGACGGGTTCTTTCACAGAAACAGCAGCTCAAACAGCAACTCCATCAGGATTGTTGTCAGGTGTTCCATCTGGCTCAATTTTGTATTACTACGAATTGAAAGGAACTAGTGCATATACTGAAACTGTTAACACTTCTCGTGAGAACGGAACTACATTCTTTTCACAAGAATTAACTCTTAACTTAAAGAAGTTAACAAACGAAATGACGACTCAATTAAAGCTTATGGCTTATGGTAGACCTCAAATAATCGTTTGGACTAACAATGGTGATGCATTCTTAGTAGGTAAAAAAGAAGGTGCAGATATGACCGGTGGAACAATTCAAACTGGTGGAGCTTTAGGAGACCTTTACGGATACTCTTTAACTTTCACAGGACAAGAACAATTCCCTGCTCAATTCTTATCTGGAAGCACTACTGCAGATGCATTAGGTGGATTAACTGCAAACTACACAGTAGTTTACGGAGCATCTGCATAATATCATTCGGTATAAACACTAAAAATATTAAACCCTACTCTTCGGAGTGGGGTTTTTTTATTTAACTATTTTTATCTAAGTTGGTGTTTTTAATATATAAAGACAAGATAATGCTTAGCTATTACATATCTCAATCAAACTCATACACTATTAGAACACAGATAACGGGTAGTAATCAATTTACTATGTCGTTGACTGATATGATGGGATTGAATACATTTACTGCATCTATGACAGAAGTTAGTTATTCTGCATACGAAAGTATTCTTGCATTCACTGCAAGTATTCAAAGTGCAAGTGTAGGTGGTGAATATCGTGCAGTCCTATATAATCAATCAGGTAGTGCATCTATTGATATATGGAATGGTAGTTGGCAAGTATATGCATCTCAATCAATAGATAAATCAGTATACGAAACTCAAAATACACAATATGTTTCCCACATTAGTGAGAACAAATATATCATAATGGATTAAACATGAAAGGACAACAAAAATTCTCAATAGTTAATGTAAATAATAATTCTCTTCCTATTATACAGGAAGATACTAAAACTCGTTATCCATTCGTTCCATTTGGTGTGTATGGCAATGATGATTTCTTTGATGCAGTTACTACTGCTTTCAATGTTAGTACAACTAATGCAGCATCTATCGAAGGTATTGCTGATTTAATATTCGGTAAAGGTTTATATTCCAAAGACCAAGTATTCAATGAGACTTTACAAAAGATGATTCCGCAAGAGGAAGTTAAGAGAGTAGCATTCGACTTAAAGTTATTTGGTAATGCAGCATTCCAAGTTTATTGGGATGATACACATACTAAAATTAAAAAGATGTATCACATACCTGTTCAGTTATTAAGAGCAGAGAAGTTAGGTTCATCTCCAATGATAGAAAATTATTACTATTGTACTGATTGGAACGACCAAAGAAAGGTAAGAGATAAAAAGAAAATACCTGCTTTTGAAACTTCTAATGAGAAAATGGAAATACTTTACATCAAACATTATTGTCCAGGTTTGTATTACTATTCTCTACCAGATTGGGTATCTGCTTTACAATTAGCAATGGCCGAAGGTGAGATAAGTAATTTACACTTTAATAATATTGTCAATGGTTTCTTACCAGCAGTGATGTTAAACTTCAACAATGGAGTTCCTGCACCTGAAGAAAGACAAACTATTGAAGATTTAGTTCAAGCTAAATTCACAGGTACGGATAACGCAGGTAGATTTATGTTGTCATTTAACGATGACCCATTAACTAAACCTACGATTGATGTAATTGATATCACAAACTTACATGAGAAGTATGACTATGTTGCAGAATACACACAGGATAGAATCCTTGTAGCACATAGAGTAACATCTCCTTTATTGTTTGGTATTAGAACAAAGAACAATGGTTTCAGTTCTCAAAGTGAAGAAATGAAAACTGCATTTAGTATCTTACAAACAATGACTATTGCACCTTTCCAAAACATTATATTAAATACTTTGGATTACGCATTAACTTGTTCTGGATATAC